CAAGTCCTCTAGTTCACCTTCAGACATCTCGTAAAGTTGTTCCGGTAAATTAATCATGGGAACTGCTCTCCGTTCATATTGATATGCTTGCAGAAAATCCGCGTGTCCACCAAAAACGGGTTCTTCGGGTCAGGGCAGAAGTCCATGCTCCACCCTGCCTTCTCAAAGTACCCGCCGTCCATCACCCGCGTGCACCAGTCTAGGTCGCTTGTCCCCGCCGTCGTGTTGTGCGCCTTCGTCTCCGGGTCAACCCACAGGTTGCGCGGCGTGTTGAACACCCGCCTTGTGATCTGCGGCGCGCCCCGGCTGTTGACCATGTACTCAGGACTGTCGTTCCACATCGCCCGCAGAATGGAATGGTGAACCAGCAGCGCCCCCGTCGGCAACCCGTCGCACCACACCAGGTCGCCCATCTCGAAATCCACAAACGCCCCCGTCCCCCTGCCCCGGAAGATCAACGGCTCGGACGGGCGTGAGCGGGTGTAGTACAGCCCGGAGACTACGGGTATCTTCACATCCCGCATGTACTGGTTGAGTAGCATAAACGTATTGTCCGGTATCAGCACGTCATGTTCCAGTAGGAATAGCCATTCAAAGTCACCCTCCAGGCATGCCCGCACGATCAAGTTCTGGGCATCATCCACCTGGTAGCGCAGCGGGTAGTATCCGTTCAGGTATTCCCGCATTTCCACCTGCGACCAGTTCACCGGGACAAGTTGCGAATAGCGCGCCGCTACCCACTCCACCCGCACCAGCCCCGTTGTGGCTGTCCCAATCAAAATTCGGTTGGTGTACTGCGGGTTGCCGGAGTCATCCACGATGGAGCGTATCTCGCGCACAGGTTTCTCACTCATAATATGACCTGTCCTCTCTGCGCTTGATCAGCACCACTTCGATATTCGCCGCCGGATCCCACGACAAATGCTTGATCTTCCACGGCTTAGGGCGGTAAATGCGGTACAACACGCCGCCCGTGTTTGGCTCCAGCGGGTCAAAGTACGCCCAGGTCGCCTCGTTGCATGGGTTGCAATGGGTTGGGTCTTGTAAGAAACCGGGGCTTGCGCCGTGCGGGGTGGCGATCGCAAACTCCCCGTCCGGCTTCAGCACCCGCCACACCTCATCCATGAAGCGGATAAACCCGCCCCCGTGCGGGTCGATATGCTCCACCAAGTGTGACGCCACCGCAACAATGGCGCACTCATCCGGTAGCGGCCAGGGGTAGACTTCCACATCATGCACAATGTCCACCCCCGGCAATTCCCGGCAGTCTATCCCTACCCAGTCGGGCGCTTGTTTGTTACGCCCGCAGCCGATATCCAGCCTTATCCCGCCGCGCTCCTTCAACAGGCTTTCGATATCCACATCGCTGCCTCTCTATCACGCAAACGTGATGTCATAAGTGGCGTTCACCGCCTGATTGCTGGCGCATGAACTCGACGCATAGGTATTGCCCGCAAAGATCGTGCCACTGCTCGATGTGTTGAACAGCCCGATATTGCTGATATTGTGCGCCGATGCCGAAGTGTGCCAGCCTGCCGCAAAGGTAGCCGTCAGGCGCAGCGTCTTGGATGACGAGCTGGATGCTGCCGTCACCGCCGTCCGGGTTCCAACCTCACCCGCCAGGGCAGTTGCATCGGTGGCGATCGTGCCGCCCGTGCCAAGCGCCATGTAGCTGATGTACTTCGACCCAGAGAGGCTCCCCAGGCTCATCACTAAATATTGGTTGAACCCCAGGTTGACCACCGTGTTCGGGCCTACAAAACCGCTGTCGCCAACGATCTCGCCCGTCTCGTTCACGATCTGCACCCGGCTGAAGTTCTTCAGCTTCACGCCGTCTGCCGCGCTTGGCAGGCTTGCCAGGTATTCCCGGTATTCCTCCTCCGTCTTGAAACACATTGACTCTTTTGACATTTCTATGCCTCCTAAATCACTTCCCTGCACATGAGTTGAATCTCCCGCCGGTTCTCTTCCGGCTGGATCACTGCCAGTATGTCATACGTGTGCGCCCCGTACACCGCCTGCATCTCCGGGCTGATCCCGCTGCGGTAGCGCATCCGGATGCGCGTCGTCACATCCGCCGCCGCCTGCTTCCCTTCCAGCCACTCCCGCCCAGTCAGCGGCTCCACCGCCGCCCACACCGTTGCCGTCGTCGTCCAGGACACCGTCTCCCCCCCGAACGTGTCCCGCGTTACGCTCTTGCTCTTGATGGTCACCCGGTGTCTCAATCTTCCCGCTTCCATCAGAACCCCACCATCCTTGCCCTGTATTCCCAGCACAGGCTGCTCAATCCCATCGGCAGCAGCTCCGGCTTTGTCCTGCCCATGAACACCGCCTCCCGGTTCTCATAATAATGCCCCACCAGCAGCAAGATCGCCTGTCTCAGCCTCTGGTCTACATTGCTGGGACTGTCGCCAAACCCGCACACAAACCGCACCTTCACCCCGTTAATCTCGATCAGCTCGTCGCTCGGGAAAGAATAGTCGCTCTTCAGTACGACTCTCGGTGGATAGCTGTAAATGTACGTCCGGTAATACGTGCTGTTGAACGTCGTCTCGACCCCGGTCGCGTCGGGCGTGTAATACACCCCCGTCACGCTCTGCAAAGGCGGCATGGGCAGCGGGATCTCGCTGGTCGGGAAACTGTCCAGGTACAGATCCCACGTCTGCGTGATCAGCGCGTGCATGCTCAGCGTCTCGATATCCAGCCTTGCCGCCGTGATCAAGTCCCGGATCAAATTGTCATCCGCCGTGTCATCCACCCGCAGGTGCAGCTTCGCCTCCTCCAGGCTCACCGGCTCAACCACCGGCCCGCTGTACAGCTTAAGCGTCATCTTTCACCGCCTTTTTTCGCTTTTGTACGGCTCTCTGGCGGATTTACGATCTCTTTTTCCGCCTGGTCAATCGCCCGCTCAACCACAGGCACCACCAGCCCCGCTTGCAGCCAGTCCGTCCCCTTTGGCAGCTCAAACACCTCGCCTTCGCTGTGCGAAACCAGGCTGCCGTCTGGCGCTCGCCCTGCAAATGACCGGACGCACCGCACCTTCATCTCACGCCTCCATTGCCCTCATCTGCATCACCGGCATTCTTGGGTACAGCACCGTTCCATCCACATCCTTGTGCCCGCAGATCACGCTCATATCCGCCGCTTGGCTGTACCCTGCCTTCCAGACATCCTCCGTGAACCATGTGTCGCAATACGCCCCGTTCTGCGGGTATTCCACCCGGAACGGCACCGCTTCCAGCACCTTGCGCCGGATCAGTACGCACCCGAAACCCGCCCCGGAGCACGCGTAAATCCCCTGCCTCACCGCCTGCTTGAACACCTTCTGCCTCACCGATAGACTCTCGCCCACGTTCCGCGCCTTCTGCCCGCTGTTGTCCGGGTATCTCTCAAAAATATTGACAATGTCCGATCCCCTGAACTGGTATACCCCATACGCCACATCCGTCCCCACCGCCGCCAGCTTCTTTAGCGTATCCGCCGGTGGAATAATGTCGCTTTCAATGATGAGCATGGCGTCATAACTGCCCTTCAAAAACGTCTCCCGCCCGCGCCGGTATTGGTGATAGTGATTCATCACCTTGCGCTTCAGCTCGTCCCTCATCGCCGGCTGCGGGTTGTCCCGCTGGAACAGCCACGAGATCGCCCCCCCCCATTCCAGCTTCATCACCGCCGCCACCGTCTCAGGCTCCAGCCGGTACACCGGCACAAACACCAGCACATCTCTCACCGATTCCGTCTCCTGTTGGATAATCCTGACTGGCTCCGGCGTCTCGTCTTCCAGCGCCTCCGCCAGCCCCCTTTGCTCCAGGAGCTCCGCCTGCCCCGGCTCTATGTTCACCACACACCCCGCCTGCCACACGCCGCCGTTCACCACCATATCCTTCATCAACCTGACGATCACTGCGCCAGTTCCTTCTCCGCCATCGCCAGCGCCGCACCGATCGCTTGGTCCATGTTCAAGTACCGGAACTTCCCCAGCCTGCCCGCCGGGATGATCCCCGTTTCCAGGTCATTCACATACCGGGCATGCCTCTCCCGGTTCTCGTCGTCAATGTACGGGTAATACCGCTCGCCCGTCTCCTCAAAACCGGCTGGTGTCTGCCAGGTCACCACCGTCTTCCCCTTCGGCTCGCCCTGCCAGCCGTAGTGTTTCCACTCGTTCACCACCGTGTAGGGCACCTCCGCTTCCGGGTAATTCACCGTCGGGCAGCCCTGGTAATCGTCTGTATCCAGCACCTTCGTCTCAAATTGCAGGCTGCGGTATTCCAGCTTCCCATACGTGTATTCCATCAGCTCGTCCAATGCGCCGCAGTAAATCACCTTCGTCGCCATCCTGCGCCAGTAGCGCTCATCCCGGCAGTAATCCGCGCCCAGTTCCAGCGGTATCCCCCACAGCATGCACATGACCATGTCTGCATAGCCGCACACCGGCAGCCCCTGGTGCGCATCCGTAAAATAGCGGTCATCCCAGGTGCTGCGCATCGGCACGCGTCTGCGGATCGCCTCCGGAATATCCTCCCACTGCCTGCCCCATGCCTTCTCGCTGAACGGCTTGTAAAACAGGTTGATACAAATCTCCTCCGGCACCTGGGCGCTGAACATCTGCTGCGCCGTCATCTTGTTTGGCGGGAATGAGTAATAGTCTCCCCTTAGGCTTACCTTCACCCGGTGCTCGTACTGCTGGAACCACGCAAATTGATTGACGAACTGCCACACCCGGTCGTTGTTCGTGTGGAAAATATGCCCGCCGTGCGTGTGCACCCGGATCCCTTCCACCGTCGCATCGTGGCAGTTCCCCGCCAGGTGGTTGCGCCGCTCGATCACCGTCACGCGCTTGCCTGCGTGGTGTAAGCAATGCGCCAGGGTTGCCCCTGTGATCCCCGCCCCAACGATCAGATAGTCATACATGGTGCCGGATCGCTGCCAGCCTCCCGTTTACCAGGATCTCATCGCCGCGTTTCTCGACTCCCGGGTGCAGCCCAAAATGCCCGTGGCAGTGCATCGAATACGGCATGACTCTCAGCTCCATCCCCAGGGCATACATCAAATACACGATCAGCCATTGCTGCCGCGCCTGGTGCTCCATCGTGCGGGATATCGCCTCCCAGCGTTCCATATACGCCGCATACAGCCGCCTCCACGCCGCCCTTCTCATCGCTAGGACGCCCACGTTCAGCATCAGCCAGCCATCGATCTCGCCCGGGAACCGCCTGTGCAGCTCATCCATGCTCACCGTCACCCGCAACAGCTCCAGTTCGTCCAGCACAGACTCCCGGTAGCGGTTCGGGCCTGCTGAAACAGTGTTGTCTCCAAAGTCATCCAGCCAGCCCAGCTCCTCGTCCGTGAACGGTCTCTGCAAGACCATATCCCCGTCGCAATAGATCAGCAGCTCGTCTTCCGCTCCCTCCACAGCGTGGAGAAACGACCCGTGCTGGATGCTTTCCGTCTCCCTCGGCGCGCCGTTGTTAAGGTTCCTGGGCAGGCAGACCTCGTCGATCTGCCTGCCGCTCGGGTGGTCCCAACCGACCTTGACCAGAGTGTAGGGAATATTGCACCGCTCCGCCAGGCTGTCCAGCCAGCCCGCCATTCGCGGGTAATATCCCTCGTTGCACCCCGTCACGATCCGGACCATGATCTCACGCGCTCGGATGCACGCCGTAACCAATCGCCTCAGCGACCAGCACCTTGTACACGATCCGGTAGAAGTAATTCAAGATCACTTCCCCGTAGCTCGACCTGGTGTACGGGTCTCGCATCATCGTGAACCCTGGCCCTTCGCGCACACCCACGTAGTTCCAGTTGCCGAAGTACACCGACTTCGCGCTTGCCGCCGTCGCCCCAGACTTCGCCGAATAGTGCACCGGGAACCCCAGCAGGCTGGGCACGCCCACGCCCGCCCCGGTTGGGGTCGCCTCGTAGTAGCGGATGCTGGTGCTGCCCAGCAGCACGATCTCCCCGTGCACCGCGCGCTGCATCACCCACGCCACAGACCGCGTGTCATCCAGGTAATTGCTCAGCGCCTCGTTGTACGGGATCGCTTCCAGCTCGTTGACCGCAATCACCGTCGCCGAGGCGAAGGTCTTCAGCGACGTGCCGCTTGCCGCCACTTCGGTCAGCAGCAAACCGTTGTTGGTCTTCGCCATGCCGCGCCCTACAAAGTCCTCCAGGAACGCCATCAGCTTGGAGTCCTCGTCCTCCAAAAGCTGGTAAGTCAGGTCCACCTTCTTGGTGTACATCGCCAGCGTCATCGCCACATAGCTCACCGCCGGAGCGTCCCGGTCGAACGCGTTCGACTCGGTGGTGACAACGAACTCGCCGTCATCCTCGTTGTCGATTGGCACGTTAACCGTGGTGCCTTTGCCGGTGATCTGGCGCAACCCCAGCTTTGCCGTCAGGCTTGCTTCATCCCGGCGGGCGACCACGTTCTGATAGTGACCGGTCGGCACCAGGTAGCCGCCGTCCGCCGCCGTGGTAATATTCATCGTCGTGTCATTGCTGGCGCGCAGCTCGCGGATACCGCCGTCGTCGCCCGTGCGGATGAAATGGCACAGCGCCCGCTCTTCCGAATCACCCAACCGAATGCGGTTGAAAGCCGGAGCCTTTCGGTTCTCCACCACCTCTTCCAGGTTTCCGGTCGCCAGGTCGATCTTCTCCAGGCGCTCGGCGCGCTGTAAATACACATCGCTCTGCCTGAGATCCTCGTCAACCTCGCTTTGCTCTTCCGGTGTCAGCTCACGATTCTCCTTTTCAGCCGCCTCCACCAGCGCTTTCGCATTTTTCAACAACTCTGCGCGTTTGGCGCGCAATTCTCGTGCGTTCATCTTATTCCTCCATCAATCTCTTGAGAATATCGAATTTAACCTTGCGAAGAGCCGCCTGGCGGCGCGCCTGCGCCTCATTCTGCCCCTCCGCCCCGTCTGGGTGGTCATCTTCTCCGGGCTCCTGCCCCTCGGTGACCGGCGCAGCCGGTTCTTCCTCCGTGATCCCACGGCGAAATTCGTTTAGTTTCGAGCGCACAAACGCGCTCGTTTGCGGGTACGCCGGGAACGTCACCGGGCTGATCTCGAACAACCGCACCTCGTTCAGCCCCCGCATGATCTCTTCCCCCTCCTGCTTCCAGTCCTCCCGGATCACCTGGAACGCAAAGCTCATCTGGTCAACGTCCCCCCGCCGGATAGACTCCAGCGCGTCCCTCCCGGCTTGCGTGTCCGGCGGGTAAATCGTGAACTGCAGCCCCACCTCGTCTTCCTTCAGCGCCAGCGTTCCCGCTTTGCGCCTTCCCAGCACCAGGTTAGAGTCGTGGTTCCACAAAGCCCGCTGGTCGCCTTCCTTCAACGTCTTCCTGAACGCCCCCGGGCGAATATACTCGATAAACCCCCCTAAATCCTCGCTTGGGCTGTTGAAAACCGCCGCATAACCGCTGATCTTCGGTCGCCCGTCCTCCTCCTGCTCCGCCCTCAGCTCCACCGCCGCCACGCAGCGCACCTCCCGGCTTTCCTCTTGCCCCTTCTCCAGGTGCGCCCGCAGGTGCCGCTCAACCCCCGCCCGGTCTGCTTCCGGAATATTTGCCTGCGGCAGCCTGGCCAGAGCGTTCCTAACCCCCGGCAAAACCGCCGGACCGCCCAATGTCCGGTGGTGCGGGAACTTGTAACTGTTCTTCGCCTCCGGATCCCCGTTCGGATCAAGCCACGCATGGCAGTAGCGCAGCGTTTCCGCCTCGTTCGGCATGCTCGCCACCGCCTTCGGACCGTCCCACTCGCCCTCGGTCACGTCCGTGTTGTGCACCCCAATCGCTTTCCGCTTCTCGCTCATCTTTCGCCTCCTAACCCGCCGCGATCATGCAGTCGCAGCCCTCGTGCGCCGGTGGGTGCGACATATCCACGCTCACTTGCAGCGGCGCGTCCGCCCCATCCGGTCTGTAACTCTCGCCCTTGACCAGGAACGATTGATTGATATTGATCGTCATCCCGTCCAGGCTGTCGCAGTACGGGCAGTTCTTCCCCGAACTGACCCAGCGCAGCGTCTGTACCCCCGCCGCCAGGTACACCAGCTTGCTGATCGCATTCGCCTGCTGAACGATCTCGCCCCCCGCCGATCTTCCCGGTCTGACATCCTCCCAGTTGTCGAACTCCTCTTCCAGCGCTTCCAGCGCGTCCTCTTCCTCAATCGCCGTGCGCACCCGGCTCTCGCTGTGCGCCGCTTGGCGGTCAGAGAACGACTCCGCGTATGCCCTGGAGAACCCTTCCAGTCGCTCAGGCTCCAGCGCCCTGCCAACTTCCTCCCCCGCCTCGCCCGAAATCATCTGCATATACGCCATGAACGTCTTTAATGACCGCTCAGACATCCATTTCCGGTGCTCCTGGTAATACTTCGTCAGCCACGTCAGGAACTCCGTCGTCAGTCCAGCGTTCAGCATCTTTACCGCCATCGGCTTCACCTCCCTGATTTCTCTCCTGTACAGCCCCCTCATCAGCTCTTCCATGATGCTCTGGTGCGCCAGCATGATCCGCCGTCTGCTGTTGACGCTGCGCGTTGTCCGCTCTTCCATCCATCGTGTCTCTAATTCCAGTTGTTGCTCGTTGTTGTTCGTTTCTGGCGGCTCGCTCCCCGCCGGGATCATATTCAACGGCTGCAAATACACGTCCCCGCCTTCCACCGGGTTCATATTTTCCTTCTCGCGGATGTCGTTCACGCTCAGCCAGCCCCAGTTCCTGCCGGTCGCGTAATAATTCGTCCTCGCCGTGATGTCCCCCCGCAGCAGCCCGTCCACCAGGAACTCAACGTAATATCGCTTGCGCTCCACCGGTAAAAGCAGGTGCTTGTGAATGCTCTGCTCCCAGCGCGTCGTCCACGGCAGCATCGTATAGTTCAAAAACTCCTGGCTCTGGTGCTCAATATTGCTGAACGTCGCCTTCTCCAGGTCGGCGATCATGTGCGGAGGCACCCGGTATATCCTGGCGATCTCCGTAGACTGGAATTTCCGCCCTTCCAGGTACTGCGCATCTTCAGGCGGCACCCCAATATCGTGCCACTTCAACCCCTCCTCCAGAATCGCCACCTTATGGCTGTTGTCCAGCCCCTGGTGCATCTCGTTCCAGCTCGCCCGCAGCCTGCTCTGCGCGTCTGTGCTCAATTTGCCCGGATGTTCCAGCACCCCGCCCGGTCGCGCCCCGTTCCCAAAGAATTTTGCGCCAAATTTTTCCATTCCCAGCGTCAAACCGATCGCATTTTTCATCAACTGCACCGGTGAATAGCCATACAGACCGTCCCCAAACGCCTTCAAATGCCAGATAATTTCCCCATTCAGCCACACCGTTTCACCGCTGGGGAGCTGGTATTTATAGATTTTGACGCCGTTTTCGATCTTGATGTCCCTCATCCGGTCGGGTCTCAGCGGGAAAATAGTCTTAATCCTGCCCCCCGCGTCATATTCGAGCTGGTTATAAGCGTTTCCCCACAGCGCCAGGTGCCCCTGCACCGTCTCCCGCCATTCAAAGCTCGTCATCCACGGGTTTGGCTCGTCGTGCAGGATCGGATACAGGTAAAAATCCTTCGCCCGCTGCCTGCCCTTCCCCACCCGCTCATATGTAATCAACGGCAGGCTTGCCAGCGTTTCAGCCAGGATGCGCACGCACGCAAACACCGCCGCGCTCGTCAAAGCCGTGTCTGCCGTCACCGTCACCCCAGACGTGGTGCTCTCCCCCAGCAAATAACCGGGCAGCCACCAGCTATTATCCCGCTTCTCACCCAGGCTCGCCCCCCGAGTAGCCTGACCTGCGCTAAAAATAGTCGCTAAAATGCTCATGTCCTACCTCGCCACGCCCCAATCAGAGCCAGGATCATCAATACCGAGCCGACCACCGCCAGCATCAACGGCAGGCTGACCAGGTAAAGACCCGCTGCCAGCATAGCCAAACCCACAATAAATACCCCATCCAATAACCACGATCCCCTCATAAAGTCAGGATACCTCTCTGGTCATACACGCTGCCGCCGCTTTCATGCCTTACTGCCCGGTCCAAACCCATGATCCCCGCCACGATCCCGTCTATCTTCTCCCGGCTTTTGTTCTTGGCAGGCTTGTGGTTTCCCGCCGCGTCGCTCTCCACCACCAGGTTATCCGCCATCCAGCGCAGCACCTTATTCCCGCCGTGCGCCAGCTTCCCGTCCAGCACCAGCCGCAACAGCTCCTTCGTCGGTCCGGCCATGCTCGCAAAGCCCTGACCAAAGCCCACCATCGTAAAACCCATCGCCTCAAGCTGCTGGCTGACCTGGAACGCCCCCCACCGGTCGAATGCGATCTCGCGAATGTTGTACTTCAGCCCCAGCGCCTCGATATCCCGGATAATATACGCGTAATCGATCACGTTCCCTTCCGTGGCGGTGATCAGCCCTTCTCTTACCCACATATCGTAAGGCACCCGGTCCTTGCGCGCCCGCTCGATCATGTTCTCTGCCGGGATCCAGAAATAAGTCAGCCATACATGCCGCTCTTCCTCCCCCTCCTCCGAGGGGAAATCGAGCACAAAGCTGGCGATGTCGCTGGTGCTCGCCAGGTCAAGCCCGCCGTAACACACCGCCCCTTCCAGTAGCTTGATGTCGAAAGGCTCCCCGCAAGCGTCCCATTTCTCCATCGGCAGCCAGCGCGTCTCTTGCTGCGTCCATTGGTTCAAGTGCAACCGCCTGAATGTGTTCTGATACGCCGGCGCATTCAGCGCCTTCCTTGCCTCGTTCTCGATATACTCCCGCTTCACCGTCACACCCAGGCCGGGGTTCGCCTTCGCCCATACCGCCGGGTCCTGCCAGTCATCCTCCTCATCCGCCGCCGCCACAAACGCAAAAAAACTGTCATCCTGGATGATCCCCGCCTTGATCTGCCTGGCGTACTCGTGATATTCCCAGCAAATAGACTCCCGGTCGTATCCCGCCGTGGTGATAAAGACCACCATCGGCTGCCTGCGCGCCCCCGTGCTGGTCGTCAAAACATCCACCAGCTCACGGTTTGGCTGAGCGTGCAGCTCATCCACCACGACTCCGTGCGCATTCAGTCCGTGTTTGGTTGGGGCGTCTGCGCTCAATACGCGGTACACGCTCATCGTCTCCTTGACCACAATACTCCGCTTATACGACTCCGACCGGCTCGCCAGCATCCTGGATGCCGCTCTCATCTGGCTTGCCAGGTCAAACACAATGTGCGCCTGGTCTCGATCCGCCGCCGCAGAGTACACCTCCGCACCCGGTTCGTCATCCGCAAAGAGCAAAAGCAACGCGATCCCAGCCGCCAGGCTGCTCTTGCCGTTCTTGCGCGGCACCTCGATATAAGCCGTCCGGTAGCGCCGCGTCCCATCCTCCCGCTTCCACCCAAACAGCGGTCGTACAATATCCTCCCGCTGCCAGGGTTGCAGCTTGAACGGCTGCCCTGCCCACTCCCCCTTCACATGGACCAGCAGCTTCTCGAAAAAATTTACCGCTACCGTCGCCGCCTTCTCGTCGAACCAAAACTCACTCATCCTGAATACCCGTAAAGAGCATCTCCGCCAGAGTCATCCCCTTTTCGTTTGCCTCCAGCTTGATCCGCGTCCTACTGCTCGGGTCAAACCCAAATCGTGCCCCGAACTTATCCATCAGCTCCAGGCTCTTGCAACGCACAGACCACCACGGGTTTAGATATCTATAGCCCGTGTTCGTCACCAGCACCTTGCCCTCGATGTCAAGCATATTCTCAGCCTCTAACCAGTCCCCATAAGCCTGACAGTAAGCCGCCAGCGCCGCCCGGTCCACCACGGTCAGCAACCCCAGCCGGTACACTTCTGGCGTGATCCGCCGCCATTCCGCTTTCGCCCTATCGCTCAAATGATCCGGCGCGTGCATACGCACAGCCCGGGGCTTCGGCTCGTTCTCGTTCAGCTTGCGTTTGCCCGGGTTCCCCGCCAATTTCTTCAGCGCCGTGGGCTTGGGAGGTCGTCCCATTGTCATCTTATCCCCCCTTACCACTTTCGCGCATGCGTCTCCGATCC